TCATTTTAGCCGTCCAAATATACGATGTAAGGCACGAAAACCGTAGGCTGAACGTTCTCGTGAGCTCCGTTACCGCCAGCAGATTGAATTGACCCGGCAGCAACACCATCACCGCCACCACCGGCATAACCAGTATTTGTTCCTACATTCTTGAGCAAATATCCATCTGTAGTATGTGTATGCGCAGGCATTTCAGGAACAGTGATGACGTGCGTCTCTTCACCAGTCCTACCCGCAAGAGTAATTGCTACAGAACGAGTCATACGATTGGCTCGAGTACCACCAGGCATCTGATCAAGACCTGCAGGGACTAGACCTCGAAGATCTGGAACTCGAAAATTGGTTGGACCAGGATCACTCGCCCCAGCAAACGTTTTCCATGCTGTAGCAATATGACCCGCAGCAAGTGGGTGAGCAGCAACGGCATAAACAGCACCATCTGCCCATACCCAAGTACCGTAACTTGATGATGGAAGTGCACTACCCGACCAAAGCTTGACTTCTCCAGGAATTGCACTGATTGCGGCAGGACCAGGAGGGCCGGTTGGACCCGGAGGACCGACTACAGGGCCAGCATCGATTGTCGTGCCATCATGCTTAGTAAGAATCAGATGACCACTGACAATTTCACCGTCGACTACCGAAGCATCTTCAATTGCCAACATTCTGTCGGCCGTAAGACCGGTAATTGTAGCCATTTCACCTCCTTAACTTACTCCGCCGACATTTGTGGATGAAACCGTATATGTCTCTGGATCCAAATAAACCGCATCCGCATCTTCGATTTGGAAAGTAGTATCATCAATCATATCGATATACGTATCCGATTCATCAATAGCTGACCAACTACCATCTCCATGATCAATGATGATAAGTGCACCCAGATATCCAAAGATCTCAGCAAGTTCACTCATCGGCGGAAGAGCAGGAGAAGTTGTCTCTGTCCCGTAAAGCGTAGCTTCCACAAGTCGCAAGATATCAGGAGGTGTTGTTCTTGAATCAATCGAAAGGTGAACTGTTGGTCTGTATCTCTCAACTCTTGGCGGGGTTCCAGTCAATGACCAACTAAATTCAACAGGTTGAATAGCAGACTCTTGAACAGTACCGAACGATTGAGCATCAGGATTAGCAAGAATGTTGTAAAGAACATGAATCTTATAGCCATACTCTATTCCTTCAACATCATTACCTACTCTTGTTCTATACGTTAGATTGAAACTTTTGGATGGCTGTTCATAAAATTCCAATCCTGGGGCAACTTCGGCAAGTCCATTAACCTTGTCAAACTCGTCGGGATAAGTAAACGCTTTGAGCTTACCCTGGAAATCTCCCGGGGAAAGATTTTGTAGATACTTCACTCCATCTAGATGAAATGTCTTCAATTCGGAATCCGATGACTCTTCAATGGAGATAAGACCATTCCAAGGTACTACAATTCCATCATCAAGATAGAGAACTCCACGATCGACACCAGTTTGATAAATTCGTTTACCAACTTCATCCCAGACAAGAGTTGCCATGTCACCCCCTTTCTAACCCTTAGTACCAAGTTGTGCTCTACGTTGTGCATTGAGCTCTCGATTCCGAGCTGCAATCTCAGAGCGACTCATCTTCTTAGGTTTAGCTTGTTTGATGTTGCAAACACGAATCAAAGTGAACAATCGATTAAGATGCCAGTGCTCACACTCAAACGGGATTTGAAATGTCACCATCCAGTAATAGATGAGTTCGGACGTAATAACATCTCGACTCGGAGGAGCACCTGGAGCTTCGTTAAACCATGTCGCGCTCATCTTGGCATCGATGTATTTGTTAATCGCTTCGATGTTCTCTTCGGAAAGTTTGAGATACACTTCATCAGGAACATTTGGAGTCACTGTCATAGCCTTGATGTATCCAAGAATTTCTTCAGTCGTCTTCTCGGCTTTACCAAGGAAAGGTTTTTCGTACTTTGACTCCCATTTTGACAGTGAGACTAGAGAATGCTCTAACTCTAAAGTCACGTCGTCTCTAGTAACGAATTCTTGTGACTCTTCGTCGAACATTTCGACGCCAGGAACAATAATCGTGAGCATCCTCCAGTCTCCTGTCTAAGCGAATCATTATACTTGGGGCTCAGGGCCCACCAAACAGCGCGATAACTGCGTCCGGCGTCGGAAGAGCAGCCTCGGTTGCACCGTTGCCGTACAGCAGAGCCTCGAGCGCTGTGAGATCAGCCGCATCCACCACAGTCGAGTCGACTACAATCAGTGAAGTAGGCTTGTAATCCGTGACCGGAACAGGAGTCGTCGTAACTTCCCAGCTAAAGGCAATTGCCTCGGGAGAATCATTGATCGTGGCATAGGCCTTCTCTGACGGAGCAGCCTGGCACCCATAGACCAGATGCAACTTGTACCCATGGTCCGTTCCGTCGACGTCATTACCGACTCGAGTTCTGTAGCTCAAGCCGAACATCTTCCGACCCTGCTGGCCAATCACCACGCCAGGAGCAGGAAGGGCGCTACCATCGCACTGTCCGAACTCTTCCGGATAGGTGAAGGCCTCGATGGTTGCTCCAAACTCCTCAGCAGAGATCAGATTCAGATACTTGATGTTATCGGCGTACTGCGCATTAGGTTCAGCACCGGACGGCGATTCGGTAACAGTCGTAAGACCATTCCAAGCAACACCGAGATCGTATACACCGGTCTCATTCGGAAGGTATAGAACTCCGTGATCTACACCAGTTTCATACAATCTCTCGCCGACCTGGTCCCAAGTCAAAGGGGCCATTGTCTTCCTTTCCCTTAGAAGTACACGCTATACACGTCGTGATTTAGATTATCAACCGTATAGAATCGATTGAATAGGCTCATCGGCATTGATGCCACCTTAGATGGAATGTCACTATCGGGATTTTGATCAATAACCGTAACCATGTATCTCAATGTATGATCGTACGGTTTATCATCCGCAAATTTTGTATGTGCAAAGTCACGTTTATAGATAATACAAGGATATTGCAGTTTGATATTAGTTGGTGGCTGAAAATACACATGTTCTGTAAACGACTCAAGGAGTTGGTGCAACTGCAGGCGTCGGCCCATTGTACACCTCCCCCAACCTTAGAAGAAGGCGAGGACTCTGCACTTCGACGCTCGAAACCGTCCACAAAGTCCCCGCCCACTCCACATAACGGATGGCAAAGAAGTGATCGTTAGCATATGCGTCAGCCACAATACTGATCGAATTCTGCACACTGAGATCGGGGTTGAGATTCTCTCCTTCACGGAGATTTCTTGCATTCCGGATAACATCTCCGAAATACGAGTGCTCAACAATAACATCTTCCCAAACACCAGCGGCTTTTTCTACTGATTCACCGTAACCAACGCGACCAAAGAACCTCGCCATGAAGGGCCTACTTTCTGATCAAGCTGAGGCCGTGTTCTTGAAGGTCCACTCATCGTCCTGGTTGCTGGCGAAGTAGTAGCCCGACTTGGGGGAAGCCTGAACCGTGACAGACTCGCCCGGATCCACATCGACAGTACCGGTCACCGTAGCGCCATCAACCTTGTAATCGACACCAGTTGTGGTGGGAACGGAGATTTCACTACCATCGAAGGTCGGAGCTGCCGGAGTAGCAAGGTTGGAACCAGCAGCAGCCTTCTTGATGACCAGAGCCGAACGGATCTTCGTCAGAGCACCGGAGAGCCGAGTCTCGTACAGGTACTTGTACTGGTTGTAGTCGATATCGAAGTCGTCGAAGAACGTTACATCGCCACCCTTATCCGTGCCAAGGGTGTAGTCCTTCAGATTCACGATGATACCGACGAGATCCTCTTCGGCCTCCATCGGCTCGACAGTCACGATACCAGCCACACCGAGTTCCGAAGCGAGATCGGTCGGGCTCTTCCACATACGATGATTGAACTGATCGCGAGTGAGAAGCATGCTTGTGAGAACCGGAAGCGTCGTGTAAAGAACCGGCGAACCAGAACCCTTGTAGTAGCCCATAGCTGCAACAAACGCGTCAGCGATCTCGATTGAGCTTGCTGCATCATCGACCGTAACCGTTGCCGTATAGACATCATGATCATGAAGGATCGAGCGAATACCAGCACCCTCTGCGGCACCAGCCGGATCCTTGATCTTGTCGTCATCGTCCACTGCACGACCATCACCGATGAGAATAGCGCGAGCGATCTCCTCATCCAGCATCAGCCGCATCTCTTGCTTGAGCCACATCACCACATCGAAATCGGTGATGTCGAGAATATCATCACGATCGAGCTTCTGCTTCTTGTAAACCGTGCTCGGATTCGTGACGCGCTTCGAGACATTGAACCACTCTTCCTTCTTCAGATTGCCCTTGATGTAACCGCGGGCGCGAGCTTCGTCGAAGGTGATATCTGCAAACAGCGACTTGATTCGAGTGAAGGGCGTATGCTTCGTACCATTCAAGACACCAGCAACCCACTCGACCCTACGACTATCGAATTCCGGAGAATCCGTGACTGCACGAGCGTCAGGGAAAAGGACATCGATGTTCTCGATACCATGAGCAATCGCGTAATGCTCGACAGCTTCCTTCAGAGAACCGCCGCGCTTTGCTTCGTCCACGATTCCCTTGATGGCGTCATGTGAGAGAACATGCTCTTCTTCCTTCTTGCCTCCGCTCTGCTGCTCGAAGACATTACGAGTCATGCGCCGTCCTTCCTCTTCATTATTGTCATCACCATGAACTAGTTCCGACGCTGACTCAGTCTTGTCGTCGGAATGAGCAGCTGTATCTTCACCTTCAGCTTCTGCCGCAACTTCAAGAGCAGCGCCCACCATATAGTGAACAACCTGCTTCTCTTCTTCACTCATTCCATCATAAATTTCCTGGACTGTCGGACCCAAGTCCTCTTCCTTGTCATCAGCATGCTCGACCGTATCGTCTTCTTCTTCCACTTTCTCTTCGGTTTCGTCATCTGCATGATGAAGTTCAAGTCCAGTGTAAATAATTGCTTCGTCATCGAGTGTGACCATATCGCCATCGGCATGCGCCAAGGTAATATTGTCGATAAGTGCGCCAGGATTGGCTCCTGACAGAACCAGACTCAACTCACGGATAAACCCATGAAAAACCTGCTTGGCCTTCTCAGTGAGCTGGTTAGCATAGATAGACAACGAATTGATATCGCCATGCTCGACCAACGTCTTGGCATTCTTAGCCGTATCGGTTTCGTTGAAGAAGCCGTAGGCGTAAACACCGTCCTCACGGTTCTCGAGAAGGGCATAGCCAAGAACATTGCTGGGCTCGTTGTGACCGTGCTGCCAGACCAACGGAACTCTTTGCTGATCCTGATGCTTGAAAGCATCCGGCATAATCGTCCGTCCATCTGAGCACTTAAGACCAGCCTTAGTGGCATAGCCGCTAAAATCAGGCTTAGGC